AAACGAGAGTAAAAGTTTGTCGCATTTACATAAACGACAAATAGATTGGTAGTACCGGCGGTTGCGCGTGTGTTTGTGCCAGTTTTTAATTGTGTCCAAGATGAACCATCGTTACTGCCCCATATTATATATTCTCTTACTGTGCGTGGGCTTCCAGAATCGGGTCTTCCATATACATTAATGTAATCGAGCTTTATGGCGCTTGGTAAGATGATGCCCAAATATTCACCCCTCTGTCCCTCAAATAATACAGAATTTGAACTGTGCGCTAAGTAGGCACCACTTGTCGCGGATGTGTTGTAAGTACCACTACCGGAAATCCATTCACCGTCCGCACCATTCGTGGTTTCTACGACACCATTGAAGGCATTCCAACCTGGATAGGCAGAATTGTGTTGAGATGAAGCTTCAGCGGTATAACCGCTGGTAGTCGCCGCAGTCATCTTGATTTCGGGATATTTCACGAGCGGTCGGTCATGTGGGCCAGTTTCGCTTCGTATCACTGTATTGTTACGATCGACACCCGTCGGTATCTTAGAAGAATCTGCTTTAATGCGACCCACAACCTCAAGTCTATCCGTAGGAGATGACACACCGAGTCCGAGATTTCCTTTCGTCAATGTCATCGTACTTTTAGTACCAAAGAAGAAGTCCTTTTGCCAATCATACAATTCCTTCACTTGATCGACGTTGAGAACCTTTGTATACACCCTTACGGACGCCATCGAACCGTTGAGATAATTCATAGATGAATGATTCACCCGCGAACCGATACGCATCTTGGACGATGCGGTGATGTTGAGTGCGCTTCCGTACGAGCCTCCACTCGTAGACACTGGATTTATTAGCTCGCCGTTGAGGTATAAGTGTTTGTTGGTCGCTGTCCCGCCCCCGCCCGCGTAAGTGGCGACGAGATGATACCATGTGTCGTCGACGAGCGTTGGATTATATCGAATATCGTTTGACCAGAAAAGATAAGAGAGTGTATATCCACTCGAATCGTTGGTTCGAATTTGTGCGACGGCATTGGTAGATTCACCCCCGCTCGGTGCGATACTTACTAATGTACCGTCGTGGTCGGTTCCACGTTTAAACCAGAACGACACAGAGTGCACCTGATCCCCCGCAAAGGAAGACGGAAGCGTTCCCTCGATGTAATCGGCATTTCCATCAAAAGTCCATGCGTTATACGTAGTATTATAACCATTAGTTCCTGAGATTGTACCGGTTATCCCGTTTCCGGAAAGATCATTGACTGTCGTTCCGGTTCCCATGTAGGATAATTTATCATTCGCATCCCAATACACTTGCAATTGATCCGTTCCTGGCTTATTATACACCGGCGAGAAAGTCAAATCTGTAGAGACATCGCCTTCTTCGTAGCCATATATCTTGATTTCAGATGCGGCGGCACGATCTCGGAACGACGTAGTGGTTCCCGCCGTCGTCAGTTTATTCCAGATGATTCGAATGTATTTATACGCTTGTGTTGCGTTAACATTGTACCTTGTGTATGTATTAAGCGCGCCCGAATTGTTGGTGACGCTTCGTATGAGCGTCCACGTAGTTCCATCGTTGCTCCCCACAAATACTGCGATACCCGGCAAACGTTCGAGTCCGTACGTGTTTTGTGGCCTGATATCAACGTGCGACACTTTAACCCCGATTGGAGCTAACATTTGAGCGTACACGCCGTAATACGTCGTTCCATTAGTAGCCACTGTCGTCACTACATATGACCCGGACGTTTGGGGATCTCGGGTACTCGTATTGTAACTCCCCCCGTACGTCTCCCAATGTGAGGCTTCCGAGTCATCAAACGCCTTCCATAAACGGAAAGATGAATTACTGTGGAATGTATTCGTTGGTTCGGAAACCGTGTAGCCGCCCACAGTAGACGCCGTGATAGCAATCTCTGGATACTTGGTCAAGGGTCGGTCGTGTGGACCGTCCAATTCCATCACTGTATCGTCACCGGCAAGAATCTCACTACCCTTCGCGAGACCCAAGGATCCACCGACTTGGAGGGTGGCCTTATCCGGATTTTGTGCGACACCCAACGAACGTTCGAATAACCCAAGTTCGGCTATATCTATAAACGTTCCACCGGCGGTCACTATGTTTCTCTTCGTCACCGTTAAACGGAAATATTGGTATTTCGTATCGGAACGAACGACGACCTTTTCACTATCATCCCCGGCGGCACCACCATATGTTAAGCCACTATACGTGACAAGTTTAGTCCATGTCACACCATCGTTACTCCCATACATGGCACCCTCCTTAGGTGCGTCCTCGGGAGAAACGGATGAACCCGAATTCGTTCTCGGAAATATGACGAAATGCGATAATTTAATTTTCTTATTCCTCGGAAGCTTCAATTGAATCCATTCACAACGAACCCCGTCAAAGAGTGCCGCGTTGCTGGAGTGTGCCGCACCGGTCGTCGCGTCAAACGTAGTAGATCCCGATGTCCATCCTTCACCGCCGAGATGTCCCCCGATTCCATTAAATGCCAGGTACCCCGGTACCGTTGCGTCGTATTGACTAGATACCGAAACTTCGTATCCTGACTGAGAATTCGCCAGTAACTGTACCTTTGGCCATTTAATATAACCGGTATTGAGAGTATCCGAAGCGATGCTTCCATTCAAAAGAATATTATCGGCCAATTTGGTGATACGATCTTTCGCGAAGAGACGCCATTCAGTCAAATTAATAATATTATGGCCAGTTCCAAGTTTAGTTATACACATCCTGAAATATTGATAGGGTGTCTCGGCATTCACGTCTATTTGTGTCCATTGATTATCCGTGTAAGTTTTTCCGGTAAATCTTTGTAATTCATACCAATCTTCACCATCATTGGAACCCAAAATAACTCCATCCTTCGGTGCGCGCGCGGTCACGCCCGTGAGTGGGAAAACATTTGAATGCGACAATACTATTTGGTAAGGCAATTTAATCTGGAGCCAATGACCACTGTGTCGTGTCCCGGCGACATCAATGGTATTAATAGTTGGAAAGTTGGTAATCGCCGTCGCATCCCATTCACCGGACGTTGTATTGTACCCAAGTTCGGTACCTATCGCCCATCTCGTACTCGTGTCGCTGTCGAATGCTTCCCATGCGTTAAATGAATTGTTTATGTCTTCACTACTCGCACTTGCCTCATACGTCCCATGTCCTTCGATGTATGTGTGATAATTCGTAAGTCCTTGGGTCGGTTGTTCCATGAAGCCCTGGTTAATTATATCCCCAGATACACTCGTGATGGCGGCATTGGAATCAAATTTCAATGTTCCGCCCATCTCTATGTTAGATGTAATATCGAGTGCCTTGGATGCGTGTGTCATTGTGATTGTATTAGCTGTCGTCGCACTTTCGGCTGTCACGTGTTGTAATCCATACGCGGCTTCGATACCAAATCCACTCAATGTGAGGTTTGACATGGACACGTTACCCACGATATCCAAAACATTCGAACCGTACTCATCGACGTGTAAATTGGAACCGACCGATAAGGAAACGGTAGGTGCCGAATTTGCGATACCGACATTCGCGGTTGTAACGAAACCCACGTCCGAGTTTGTGAATTTAATTGTATTTGACGTAACATTACCTTGATCCGAAATCGCTTGTAGTGTTGTTGCGATGTTGGAAATCAAACCACCGTCACCCTTGAAAAATTTATTATTTACGACCTCTATGTTACCAGACGCATTTAACGCAACATTGGCGTTCGCGAATACCATTGTATTAGATGTAGTATTACCCTGATCAACAATATCACCGAGTGTCGTGGCGATGTTAGAAATGAGACCACCATCACCTTTGAAAAATTTATTATTAGTGACCACCACATTACCTGTAGAAGTCAGGCCTGTCGTTGTATTCGTAAATTGAATTGTATTCGATGTGGTATTTCCTTGATCCGAAATAGACTGTAACGTTGTTGCGATGTTAGAAATCAAACCACCATCGCCCATCAAATGATAACCACTCGATACCTTAACGTTACCGGAAACTTCCAAAAGTTCGGTCGGGGTTTGGGTTCCAATACCCACGTTACCACTCAAATATACTAACGCAGACGCATTTGATGTATCTGTTTCTGCATATAACCATTTTGCGGAACCTGACGTAATTTTAACATTACGAATTCTGTGATAATTTGTAAGAGCATCCGTAGTACCCAAAAATCCCATATAATTCCCCGTATAGGCGTCCGCCTGTTGCGAATCTTTATATGTAAGTAACACCTTATTGTTAAAGCTTACAGATATGGAACCTCTATCATAGGAGACAACAACTTTTTGCCATGTCGCATTAGAATATCCAAGCAACGGGACATTCTTGAGTTCAGTATTTCCCCGTTTAATAGCAACCGCCGCCGACCCCCCATATCTTTCCGAAATATATACCTTGTACCCCCCATTGTCACCGTCGGTCGTTGGAGCACTTGTATTGAAAAAACTGAAAATTATATTGTGACCACCTGTACCACCCCCGGAATATCTCTCAAATTCAGCAGTAAATGAGTTAGGTAATTGTATAGGCCAGTGTATATAACCTACAGTCGTCTGCGTGAGTGAATTGAGTTCATAGTATTTATTCGTTGTATCCCGTCCAGACGAAGAACCACCTGATGTGCCACTAAAAGTGGTGGTCGATTCCTGATCATCAAACAATATCACGGGATTGTGTGTTATAGGATTAGACACGGCATCCACGCCGGCCGAACCCTTTGCATCAATTTTAAATTGCGGGCTGGCGACACCAAACCCTGTATAACCACTGGACGCACCAACAACGATGTGATTGGCTTCTCCCACCGAAGAAATCACACCACCGGAACCAGTGGTCTTAATTCGTAAATCGTAGTCATCGGTGAAAGCACCCTTCAAATCCATGACGGCGCCACCCGGACCACCGATTTCCATTGTTGCGGAATTTAAGTTAGATTGAAGTATAAATCCGGCATCCGGACCATGAACGTGCAAACGCTCGTCCGGAGAAGCTGTCCCGATACCTACATTGCTTAACGTCGATAAAGCCGTCGTTACATTTACCCCTTGAACCTCAATAGAGGGAACCCGTAACGTGGCATTCTCAACATTCAGGATACCATCCGGAGTATCTATTGACATTTAATATACGGTGACAAAAAATTTACGATAATTTTCTCACCTGCTGATATTACAATATTAGCATATAGCATATGTACTCGCTTTTATGTACCCCCATAGTGGCGATACCTCAAAATGTAGTCATGGTGAAAGAGTGTCGAATAGTTAGTATTTTTGAGACGGATAGGAAAAATACATACCAAATAAATATACTCAACGCACCGCCTATAAATGTATTACCTCCTGAGTATGACGAGATCGATGAACCGACAATACCCAAGTCGATATATGAAGATGACGAGGTTCTCTCTTTTTCATATCCAGATGAAGAAACTGAAGAAGATGAAGACGAAGACGACTATATGATTGAATACATAGATGAAAAATAATATAAATATATATCAAATGAAGCACGCAGTAGCTATTATTCTTTCTGTGATTTTAGGATCCGCGTATTACATCATGATGGAAAAATCCATTCCAACAGAAGCAAATTGTAGTTATCTCGCGACGCCCATGACCGATTTCTTGGCGTTCTTATGGGGATTTATAGTCGTGGGTTATGGGATTAAATATGATAATTCCATACTAACAGCACTTGGAGCCACTGTCGTGGTAGAACACGTCTGGCAATTAAAGAGAAAGGGGATAAAACAGTTGCGCAAATAAACACAAAACAAATTTTAGATAAATACTTTTTTAAATATGGGAAAACAACACATTTAAAAAGGTATTCTCCACCCCAGGGTTTCGATCCCTGTACCTCACGGTTAACAGCCGTGCGCTCTTCCGATTGAGCTAGGGCGGAATGATCCAGCCACCATGAATCGAACACGGGACAATCTGAGCTTTGATCACTAAATTAATAGTGTTATTTAGCATTAAATATACTACAATCAGATGCTCTACCAACTGAGCTATAGCTGGATAAGCTTCTAGTAAGAATCGAACTTACGTTTTTGGATTGGCTTCACATTTTGTCAAAGTCCAAGGTGATTACCACTACACTATAGAAGCTTTAATAGTATCAGTAATTTCATCTTTAAGTTCATTATTATATTTCATACACGTGAGAGTTATAGCGAATAAACCAGCTGAACTATTGGCAACAATCATGGGAACGACGTCATAATGAATGGAATAAACCAATCCCATTATACTCGCAATAATATTTAGTGTCAAAAAGTAATAGTTAATAGCGTGAGTCTCCTTTGTCTTATGTACATGTACTACCTGTGGAACAAACATGATAGCTATCAGCACAGAGCTTAGCAGTCCGATAACATCTATGGAGTTCATCTTACATCTTATAAAAATGTTATGTTTAAGTAGGATGTATTACGCAGTCAATCTTTTGCTGGTGGTATTCATAATAATTTTATGGCAGCGAAGACAGGAAGAGATAAGTTATAAGTGTTTCCTTTTAACTCTCAAGGACGATAAAGAACGACACAGCGTTTTCATTGAAAACCATGACAAAACGATTCCATTAGAAGTTATTTATGGTAAAGATACGAGACACCCAAGGGATGCTATGAGATATAAAAACATAATAGAGCCAGAATATTACAAAAAGGCGATGAAATTATACTATAACCCGGATATGATAAGACCGGACATCACCTACTTCAATTTGGGAGCAATTGGTTGTTATGTGGGTCATTTAGAATTCCATAAGAGATGTCACGAACAGGGACTGAAATATGCGGTCATCTTCGAAGATAACGTGGTCGTCAAAACTAAACAATTGTACGAAGAAATTCAAAATGTCATAGAACGAAAGGGTGATAATTTTGAAATGTGCTTTTTCCACTGTCTCTCGAGATTTCCCGAGAAAATTGAACAAGGTGACTTAGAAAAGGTTCGTTGGATTTCTAGCACTAAATGTTATCTTGTCCATGTACCTAATATGCAAAAATATGTGGATTATTTCTTACCAATGGATAATCACATCGATATGAAGCATGAGGATCTTATAGCAAAGGGAGCTCGTGTTTACTATAAGGACCTGAGACACTGTATGATCATAGATAGAACTCATAAAAGTACTATAGGTCATAGCGATCATGGGAATAAAAATTTCTTCTCAAAGCAATATCCCAAAATAACAACCCACGTGTTAAGACGAGGATATTAATTTAGAGAATGTACGGCTTCTTCTTGCGCTCTTCCTCGGTACGCAATAATTGTGTAACTGCGAGGAACGCGATGGCAACGAAAATAGCATTTTCCTTGTCGCGAGTAGTGGCAAAAGCCATGAGCAAGAACGTAGCAAACTTACCGACCTTATTGTTAAGAACCTTGTCAATGATAGCCGGTTTATCGGTAATGCCTCGCAAACCAAACATGGTATGCATCAACATAATCATACCGAAAATAAACGGACCATTGATAAACTTATCAAGCGCCGGGAAGTAGTTGAAGCCGTCTCCATGGAGGGCAAGTCCGGTAAGTGCCGAAACTAACATCATCACTAGGACGATTTGGTTGCTGAAGATGGACATTGTTTTATACTGTATATAATTATTATTTTTTTCAAATATGCTGATGACGGGGATCGAACCCGCGAATCTCCTGCTTACAAGGCAGGCGCCTTACCACTTAGCTACATCAGCTTTTATCATATTGATAAATATAGTATATTCTTTAATACACTACTGGGGAATACTCTTCTAGTGGAGTGAAGCTTCCGGCATCCCTGATGAAATTCTTGTTTTTTAGGGAATGGAAAAATGTCTCTTCGCCCATCCGGGCACACAATAACGAATCATATAAACTCGGCTTTGTAGCTCCTATCAAGTTACCGGGTTTAATGAATTTACATTCGGTTTCATATTTTTCTTGGAGAATTTTGCACACATTTTCATAGTTACTCCCCCGGGAAGCAATAATCACGGCAGATCTACAATTAGATATGTATTTTTTATAAATACAATCTGCGATGAGTGGGTCTTCGATTAAACCGGGAGAGAGAACTTTGTCTATTTTTCGTTTATTTCTATAGTATGTATGTTTGGCTAAATTGTCCGTTTCGTCTTCTGGTGTCTCAAGTATAACGATGGATTTTGATGTAATGGATTCCATATACGCCAAATTAACAAATTCCTTTAAAACATTAATAGTCGATTGAAACCCAAAAGTTTCCAGGCCTCTAATATCATTACTAAATCCCTTTGCTAGACATATCACGTTTGTAGATACCCGATCGTCTAGTGCGATTTGTCTTGCGCGACTAATCGTAATTGCGCCACCTATGCAATATAATTTATCCAATTTAGAAATTTCATGAATGGCACTATTCATATCGAGATCCTCTCTGGACATGTGTAGTATAGAACCAGCATCATCGCTTAACATATCTGGAGATAATTCCATTTTCATGCCATAATTTAAACCGGCAAACCCTTCTTTGTATCCATACACTCTATTCCCAAATTTTAGCTCTCGCATGGCTAGACTCTTTATTGCAGTATTAACACCCGCGCAGGTATGACCGGCTGTTAATATTCCAACTTTATGGGATAGAGTGTTGACCATGTGTACCTAGCCTATTCTATTCTAAACGGGAGAACTATCTTTAGATGTATTTATTTTGGGAGAATTGGATAGCTCTTCGTCTAAACTACCACTTCCCGAGCGCACAAGAGATTTTCTTGACGAAATTTTTCCTATAGTAGCCCCCAACCATTTTGATACAGATTTTTTAATTTTACCACCCTCACTTCGCGAACAATCATCCCCTACACTCACCAATACGTTCAACCCATTACATACATCTGGTTTGTTTTCTTTTGTGGGAAATTCAATATTAAAAGCCACTATAGATACATTCGGTAAATCCGGACTATCATCTAATAAGCGATCATACTCGTATCTACATTTTTGAAAGAACTCTCCGACATTTTGTCTGTGTTCTCGTTGAAGCGAAAGCTCCATTTCAACATTTCTATAAAACTTAGAATATTGGACACAAGCTAGTGAATGGCGTCCGGCAAGAGTATTACTTCCGGAAAACTTCAATATAGATGTCAGAATACCCGCTATCACATTCAAAAACGCAAATAGATATTGGGCTATCATAATATTCGTTTTACTAGACGAAGATAAGTCATCAGAACCACTGGGATTAAGAACCGCAAAACCCCCTACGCCTGTGATGGAAGAAATAATTATCGATGGATATGAGAGGCGGTTATTTTGTCTATTATAATGAACTCGGGCGTGGTTATGCAACCAACGATACCCAGCTGCCTTTTCCGCCCAGTTCAATAAAAGTTGTTCTTGCTTATCGCACCATTTCATTTCTGATTCATCTCTTCCTGATGATGTACTACCTCTAGAATCCACATGTTTCAGGTGATTTTGATCCATGGTTAATTTTAACGCAGATATTTTTCCAATTCTGGTTTCATTTCACTGATCCACCATTTTTTCTTTTTAGGATCCCATCTACACCCGTGCTTTTTCGCGTGTTCTTTATCCGAGAATGGAACATTCAAATACGTTCTACTCATCATTGTTTCTAACTTGTTCCCAAGAAATATGGGTTCTTTCGGTTTATCATAGGGACAATGGGTCAATCCAATAGCCATGTTAGCAAGTCTATCGGCATTTTCGTTACCCAGGGAATGAACGTCGTCTTTGCCGGTATGAGCCTTAATATGCTTGAAAAATATTCTATGCTCCTCAAACGGTGAGTTACGTCTGTATAATTCATATCCCCTTTTAACCATATCCTTATTGGGAATATCCACCGACCATCCCTTCGCCGCACATTTCTCACCGTATGTTGTTACACATCTAATAGCGTAAATAGAATCAGATACAATCGTAACTACTTTTCCATTTTCTATGTCATCCTTTATGATTGTATATGCCTCTATAATAGCTCCCAATTCCGCCGTATTGTTTGATTGTTTCCCCACGACCCGCTTTGATACGTTCCGTGGATCGTCATCGCCAAAATAAATGCCCATACCGGCCATCGCATTTTCTTGTCCATTATTAACGCACGCACCATCCGTATATACATAGTAATCACTAGTCATCTTTCATTTCAATGCCCGAAAGCTTTAATTCTTTTAACTTTTCGTACAAAATTGTATAGCAATCCTTATCCGGTGCCTCGGATGAATCCACGCGCACTAATTTATGAGAAAACGGCTTTGTACCGGATTCTCGCGCGGACTTATTAGGCCAATACTGAAAAATCCCCTCTGTGCGATAAATAATGCCATTCGTGGGATCGTTTATCTTTTGTTGATGAACTTCGGTGTCCGCCAAAGACATGTAATAACTGGTAAGTTCGAAACCGCTATCGGTCGTGATGGGATCTTCTGGTGTAGCAATAACACCCATTTTATAATAAAATAACATAAAAAGTTTAAGCCCCTTCTGGATAATGGAACGTCTGGCTATATGTTCAAAACTTTTTTATGATAGGGATGTCATAGAAAAGCATAAAAAAATACTAGAACTGGAAAAACAAGTAGAGAATCTCAAGAATGAATTAAAAGAACCAAAAAGCTTCTTCTACTCGCGAGATCAATGGGATTTCTTCAAACAGGTAATGTATGATGACATCAAAGAAACGGTAGAGCGGTGTATATTAGATGACGATGAATATGATCACATGGAATGGTTGGGGCTTACTCCCGCACAAGAGATGCGAATTGGAGGATGTATAGAAAAACATTTAATAAAACTCACCGAACAAAGAATGTGGCCGGATAGAATTGCGCATGATGTTATCATGTATAGCCTAAAAGCTATGTTTGAGAGCTTACATAGCGCAAATCAGTGGATATATATGTATCACACGATGTCTAGGCCAGAACTGGCCGATATGATATATAAACACATTGCGTGGCTTCTCGATGACGAAACACACAGTCCATGTATATTAGAAAAAATACCCATATTTGAATGTAAGCAGTGTCACGAAGAAACGGATTTTGTCAACGAAAAGGATATATGCGTCGTCTGCGAATACGAAAATGGAATTTAGTTTATTTTTAAAAATTGTATGCGAATCAGTTTTTAAAAATTTTTTATTTTTTTTATTTTTTTTTATTTTTTAAACGCGAGCGATATATTTAAGCTATAATAAGCCTAGTTGGAGAACGCGAGACCGCCCATACCGGATTGGATGCGGAGGACGTTGTAGTTGGTCGCGAACATGTGCATCGTGGTGTGCGTCGCCGGGGAAGCAACTTGCGCCTTCGCCTTAACGGCAACTTGAGCATTATCGATGCGCGAAAAGTTGCATGTCCCTGTCGGTTGGTGTTCCTCCGGTTTGAGAGCGAAGGAATACGAGTAGACACCCGGGTACGGAGAACCGGAGTGGTGCTGGAACGGTTGCACTTGGTTGAAGTACTTACCTTGTTGTTCCTTGAAGCGGTCTTGGCCGTTGAGGACCAACTTGAAGGTATCGAGCGGACCGACCGAGCGCGCGGCGTTGTCCGTACCTTCTTCAGTCCAGGTCGCGGCAGAGCGACCAGCTTCGTAGAGCGGGGCACCGACTTGTTCAATGCCAACGAAGCAGTTAGCCGCGGACGGGTTGTTCGCGTGAGCGGCAATACCCGGGTTCGCGTTCAAAATGACACGACCGTTCGTGGAACCTTGGGTGGTAAAGTTCCAAAGACCGGCATCGGCCGAGGAGGCGGCAGAGAAACACCAGACCAATTCCTTGACCGGGTGGTTGTAGGACAAGCGGACTTGCTTGGTGGCACCGGCGGTGATCGTATCGGTGCCAGTGTGTTGCACTTGCTCAATGAGGTATTCATGACCCTTTTGGGCGAAGCGACGACGCTCCTCGGTGTCGAGGTACACGTACGTACCCCAAACCTTGAAGGTGGAACCGTCCGTGTAGTCGGCGAAGTCGGCAGCCAAATCAAAGTCAATGCGCACCTCGTGGTATTGCAACGCGATCAGCGGCAAATAGAGACCCGCATTGCGGTTGAAGAAGAACAAGAGCGGGAGGTAGACCGTGCCGGCAGAAGCCTTCAACGGGTTCGTAGTCATCTTGGCGTATTGCGCCTTCTTGGAGGAGTCGAGGTACAACTCAGAGTACAAACGCCACCAGGTTTGGTAGTGCTTGTCAATGCGTTGTCCACCGATCGACAGTTCGACGTCCTTAATAGCACGCTCGGCGACCCAGCAAGAGTCATCCGCGGAGGTACCCGCAACAACGTCAAGGGAGTCCTTGGAAACAAGCTCAACGTACATGTCACCGATGAGATCACCGTTACGGGCGACCGTCACGGAAACGCGGCCGTTGTTGGACGCCGTGCCGTTAACCGTTTGTTCGATGTTCTCCATCGCGAAGTTCGTGTGTCGGCGGTAAACCGCTTGGAAAAATGTCACCTTAGGGTTTCCCGTGAGGTAAACATCTTGTGCACCGTAGGCAACTAATTGCATTAAACCACCAGCCATATTGAATTTTTGGTACTATATACTGAGAAAAAAATTTCAGCTAATTCCGCATTTGCGGCGGTGCGAAAAATTATCGCCTGAGTTTTCTCAGTAGGAAGTATATGGCAGCCGTTACCGTGAGGAAGGAACCCAAAACCGAAGATGAAATCCGTGACGAGCCGGAGAATGTCACCCCAGAAGAAGAAATCGAAATCGATGAAGACGAAGACGAAGAATTTACGGACGAGGAATTCACGGACGAAGAATCTGAATTGGAAGAAGGGGAAATCTCCGACGCTGATCTTAACATGGAGGATGATGAATCCTTGGATTTTTATGATGACGGAAACCCGGCTGCCGGAATAGAGGATCTGGCCGGATTGATGACCGAACTCATGGCGACCCCCGAGGGTGATACAATATGTACTGCCCTGGTGAATATATCCCAACAACTCGAAGTCCAAAATAAAATTTTAATTAAGATCATGTCCTCCCTCGCCAAAAAATAAAAGTAATTTAGAAGAATAATCAGTACACATACCAAGACCCGTACCTATCAATATGGTGACTAATGAAAGGATGCCAACACACTATATTGATAGAAATCCAGATAGGATTGAGGCTGAGATAGAAATAAAGCGAGATAGAATACGTAATCTCACGGAAGACGAAATCCTGGAATATATTGATCTGATGGAACAGTACTGGTGCCTGAAAGAGGGTATGGGAAATAATTCACATCTCCTGGGTTACAGACAATTAATACCCAAGCACCACCTGGATCCAAATGGCTGGCCGGAGCAATATGATATGACAGTGATAGACGGGAATAGGGGAAGGATCATTAGATCCTTATCGGAACTTTCTGCGAGGGTTCGCGAATTGGGAATAGCGGATAGTATTCCAAATGCGGGTGGCGATGAAATGGATGCGGATCTTAAATTATCAAGAAAAATCAATCGTCTCGTCGAACAAGTGAAGGACGGTTTCAAAAATATCAATTTACATTTACTTGCGTATAACAGATCTGAAAATCCGATGAAAGACCCAGAAATATACGATGCGGACCCCGCGACGTTTAGGGGTGTTCCAATGGATGACAGTAAGATAGATGATGCGTCACCATTTCAAAAATGTATATTGTGTGCGCTCGATCGATTATATACGAAAAAGTATAGACGATATAAAACAGACTGTTGCGAGCAAATTGTCTATGATGGTCACAACACAAGAGCTTGGAAACCCGCAGAATCTATTGAACAATTTGTATATAATCTTGGAAGTAAAGAAGAGGATTTTGGGCTGTGGCAAAACCTAACAAATCATGCATCAACATTTAGAAACCTGATTGACCACCTCACACACTGCCAAGATGTACAATTTCCCCAGATTAAGAAGGATCGCCACATGTGGAGTTTTCATAATGGTGTTTTCTTGGGAAAGGTGTGGTGTCCAGACACTGGTATGTATAAATGTGAATTCTATCCATATGAAAGTGAAAAGTTCAAGTGTTTGGATCCTTCAAAGGTGAGCTGTAAATTCTTTGATGTTGAATTTGATAATTATGATGATATAAAAGACTGGTATGACATCCCAACACCACATTTTCAGGGAGTTCTCGATTATCAAAAGTTTGAGCCGGATGTGTGTAAATGGATGTACATCATGGGAGGTAGATTATGCTATAACGTGGGTGAAATGGATGGATGGCAGGTTATTCCGTTTCTGAAGGGAATTGCGAGATCTGGTAAATCAACGCTCATCACTAAAGTATTCAAGAAATTCTATGGGAGTGATGATGTAAAAACCATGAGCAATAATATAGAAAAGAAATTCGGTTTGGGGTCAATCTATGATGCTCAGATGTTCATCGCTCCCGAAATCAAGGGTGATTTCTGCTTAGAACAAGCCGAGTTTCAATCGATGGTCTCCGGAGAAGACGTGAGTGTAGCAATCAAAGGAAAAACTGCCAAAAGTATTGAATGGACCTGCCCGGGAGTGCTGGGGGGAAATGAGGTACCAAACTGGAAAGATAATTCAGGTTCGGTTCTTCGTCGTATCCTTCCGTGGAACTTCGCCAAACAGGTAAAGGAAGCGGATACAAAGCTAGATGAAAAGCTAAATGCGGAAATACCTGTAATTCTGTTAAAGTGTATCAGAGCATATCTTGAATACAGCCAAAAATACAGTAACAAGGATATCTGGAATATCACACCCGAATATTTCAAAACCATTCAAAAGCAAGTTGCGATGGTTGCGAGTACCTTACACAATTTTATGGAATCAACGAACTTGGTATATGGTCCGGAACTATTTGTGCCTCAGAAGCTCTTTGTCCAGGTGTTCAATCAGCATTGTCTATCGAACAATCTTGGAAAACCGAAATTCAATCCAGATTTCTATGCCGGTCCGTTTTCATCGAGGGATATAGAAGTGCGAACTGCCGTAGAAACATACGAGGGTCGTACATATCCCCTACAACCATTTATATATGGCTTGGATGTGGTCAAGGAAACACTTGAATTCGGTGACGACCATTAGAAAAAAAACCTCACTAATTATTAATATGAACATCCCACCGGGTCGGTTCATGCGTAGAGACGTGCCCCAAGCCGCACCAAGGCTTGGGGGTGCGCCTCCTATAGATGAATTTCTTCGGCAATCTAACGTAAAAGTCACACAAAGTAACCCGAATTCCAATTCCAATTCCAATTATACAGAAGAGAACCTCCGTTTGGCAAATGAGATAGAACGCGAAATGTTAAGAAAACAACAAGTTCCCCAAAAGTTGGAAAATAGAATTATAAGTAACTCAAACTATGGGAATCTAAATAAAATTGTATCAGAAAGCCCATCCAGTAATAATATGGGAAATTTCCGAGAATTCTTATACATGTCAAACAATGAAAATAACGCAAAATCACCAAATAAAAATTTAATAGTGAGCAAATTGAATATGGGTATGTTCAATGCGACGGTAAATAAGACACTCAGTCCCGGGAACCGTGTGGATCTGATAAATATATTGAGAAAAGTACCGATGCCAAAAACACAAATTTCGCAGGATCTTTATGTAGAAACGAAAGAAATAAAAGGTATATACGGTCAATTTAAAACCGGGTTCTCACACACCCGACAGTACGGTGCTAAGGGTGACCTGTCTCTCCCATTTTTCACTGTGCAATTTAACATACAAGTTTCAACAAATGACGAAACAAAGGGTGCCAGTATTAATATCTATAGAAACGGAAAGATCCGCTTTTCTGGTGGATTCGTGGGCAATAGTATAGAAAATCAAGCGGAAATTATAAGAAGTTTCATTATAGATAACTACACAAACCGTTCAGAGTTATTATATAATCCATTTGAATATAACAATTTAAGTGGTCAATTTAAAATTAACGGAAATTTCAAAAATTTAAATAAAATTGCAAGATCTGCGCATGTGTATGGTTTAGAACTCCAAAGCTATGAACCGGAATTGTCACCGTTCTTGTTTATGAAACATAAAACATCCGGAGGAGAACATACGTATATTATATCTAAAACTGGCAATGTCCAGATTTCGGGCGTAGAAACACCGACTAAAATGCTTCAAGCGTATAATAAAGGTGTTGAGGTTGTCAATTTGATGTATCAGGATGGGGAGATATCAGTAACCAAAGCAAAGGTATCGTCCAATAAAAGAAAGAATTCTTCAACCTGCCCCCAAGCTCGCCGTCCTCCGTGTAAAACTGGATTCGTTGAAAGAAAAAATAAAAAGGGTTATGCGTGTTGTTACAAAAAAACAAAGTCCAACACTAAAAAGAAAACAACTACATCCAAATCTTTACCGGTCATTAATGGAGACAGAATTGGGAGTAAGAAGTGTGAGAGATATTCGCAATCAGAATTGTATGACATAGCAAAACGGCTTGGTATTGTTAATATCAAACCGACAACATCCAAAGATATGTTGTGTAAAATGATTAAGAAGGTCGGCACAGAAAAAGAGCAGATTGCGGCATTTAAAAATGGAGGAACAGAATACAGACTCACGGGTTCGGGGAAAAAATTCCGAGTTGGTAAGAAACTCGCAAAGTTATATACCAAGGCGGATTTAATACGATTTGCTAAAATTATGAAGGTTTCGATTAATGAAAAGAATGACAAGGACACGATAGCCAAGAAAATGGAGAAGGAGCGAAATAAACTTTCAAATAAGGCAAAAGCAAACGCGGCAAAACCTAAGCCGAAGCCGGTTAATAAAAAGGCAGAAATGATGAAAATGAAAATAGCCGCCAAGAAAACAAAGAATGAACTCAATAAGAAAGAAATGCTTAAGAGAAGGGGTCTCACCAATGAAACCATAAAGAGGGATATAATTAACCTTTATGGTAAGATGTGGATGAAAAAATACAAAAATGTCATGGAGCCGATAGATAAAGACGTCAATCGTATGAAAGTAGAATTAAATAAACGAATTCGAAATAACCCCAATATACGAACGGACAAACGTTTTGGTATATTCCCTAAAGCTGTCATAGACGCATTCAAGAGAGATATAGTCGGCATGTGGAAAATGGAGAGAAGAGGAAAACTCAATAAAGAAGTCATTAAACGAAATCTCAACCTGCGAAATGTTCCAAACAGATTACGCAACAGCTACAAAAACGCGGTAGCCAATTTTGCAACCAGTAAGATAGGCAATAATTTTCCGGGAAAGAAACAGGTAGATAAGTTTAAGAAAACATGGTTAGAACTTAGAAAATAGAATACATTAGAAAATATATGGAAGACATTCATAATTCTCTTTTAGGACGTTTGAAACTTGGAAAAGAGAAGTATGGTCATGGAGTTCGTGTCGATTTAGACACACAATCCTGGGGGACTCAAAAAGATTCTTGGCTAGAGATGGCATCCGAAGAATTTTTGGATGGTATAATCTACGTAGCGTGTGATTATATACGACAGGGGCGAAAAAACAAACACGAACCCGGTTTGATGAGTAAATTGGAATTCAGATATAAATACTCAATGGACTTTGAAGAATCGGAAGACCCACAGAAATGGTTAGAAGAACATCGTGAGAAAGATGATAACAATCTCATCATGTATGTAATCAGAAATAGAAAAAGTATAGAAACTTATAAACATAAATATCTGTTAGAAAGATTAACTAACATCTTATCTTTTTGTTTATTAAACGACTAGGTTCGGACGTCTGTTTAATATGATTATTATGGTATGAAAAATCAAACGCCGGGAATCTTTCTTTTATCTGGCGCGAAATAGAACTGACTTCCATAGTTCGAGGTACTCCACTACAAACCGAGTTTTTCTCGATCTCTAGAAGCCTATCTTCCATATTAACGAAAATACGAAGAGCTTCACCTGAAGCTCCCGCCTCTTCCATGGTTTTGTACATCTTGAAAGATGCCCCATCACTCAAATGGAAATTCTTAGATCCGCCTATTTCGGTAATATTAATAGTTCGATCTATGGTCAGCATCCATACGACCACCACAAGAAATATCAATTCGATCATTAATATAATACTATATTTTAAAAATCATCATCATTAAAATCGATCTTATCGGCTTCGTTTAGACTGGTAGTACTACCCAGTTTTCCGTAATCACCCACACGTTTTTCGAAAAAGTTAGTTTTTCCGTCGAGGGATAAGTTTTCCATGAAGTCAAATGGATTTTTAGAATTGTAAATAATAGGAACCCCAATTTGTTTCAATAAACGATCGCTGACGAATTCGATATATTCGCTCATTTTCTGGGAGTTCATCCCAATCAAAC